GCAAAACGTATCTCCCTGCAGGGAACGGTAACAATCACCCACGAAAGCCCAATGACTCGCGGTATTGGTAGCCAATGAGTACGGCTGAGGCACAAACTAAACCGCCGTTGATGGGGGCTTTGTACCCACGCCTTCACACGCCCTGGCTGAACACCAAAACCCGGGGCGGTGAGATTGCTGAGTTGGCTGAGCGTATTGGCCAGCCGCTTTTACCCTGGCAAAAACTAATTCTTGATGATATGTGTGCCATCGATGATGAAGGCAAGTTTATTAAGAAATCGAGTTTATTCATCTGCGCCCGGCAATCGGGAAAAAGCCACATGCTGCGCATGCGTGTGCTGGCAGGGCTGTTTTGCTTTGATGAACGCAACATATTGATAATGTCGAGCCAGCGGCGCATGGCTGAAAAGTCGCTAGAAATTATTGCCGATATTGTGGCACGCAACGATTTCCTGTTAGCCCAGGTCAAGGATGGCAAGATTGAGTCTGCCTACCGTAAAAGCAACGGCAAAGAGCGCCTGATCCTAGAAAACGGCGCTGTACTTGAAGTGGTCGCGGCAAACTCAGATAGCAGCCGTGGTTTAACTGCGGATGTGCTTTGGATCGATGAGTTGCGCGAGGTAAACGAAGCGGCGATGGATGCTAGTAAGTCCACAACGCTAACGCGGCCTAATAGCCAAAGATTTTATACATCGAACGCCGGGGCAGCCGATAGCGATGTGCTGTTACACATGCGTGAACGGTCGATGGCCAAACCGCCTAAGTCGCTTGGCTTCTACGAATATAGTGCTAGTGAAAATTGTGATATTTGGGATCGAAGCGCCTGGGCGCAAGCCAATCCATCGTTGGGGCTGTTGATTAGCGAGGATGCTATTGAGGAGACAATCGCAACTAGCACGATCATGGCAGCGCGTACTGAGACTTTGTGCCAATTTGTAAACACTGGCATGACTAGCCCCTGGACTCCTGGCAGTTGGGAAGATTTGGCCGATGCTGAGATGGTTATGACCCCGGGCATGCAAATGATGTTTGCATTTGATGTAGACCCACACACGCGCAGATCGGCAAGCCTAGTGGCAGGTGCTTTGCTACCCGATGGTCGTATTGGCCTGGCTTTGGTCAAAACATGGGAAAGCCAGATTGCTGTGAACGAGTTGCAGATTGCGGTAGACATAAAAGCCGAGGCGGATAAATGGCATCCAAAATTAATTTTGCATGACTCCTATACCACTGCCGCTATTGCCGAGCGTTTAAAGAATTCTGGGCTTATGGTCGAAGCCTGCGTAGGGGCGCAGTTTTACACCGCATGCAGTACCTTCAAAGACAAAATCGACAACAAATTAGTGGTGCATGGGATACAGCCAGAATTGGATCAACAAATGCTGAACGCAGCCAGTAGCAGTAAAGACTCAGGCTGGAGAGTCGTACGCAAAAAATCACAGGGCAGCGTGGCGGCCGTTATCGGCATGGCTATGGTTACTTTGCACCTTTCAAAGCCAATTAGCGAGGCCAAAATCTACATTTAGACACGCCGCAGGCATCCCTGTTTGGTGCTTTACAAACTGAGAAAATTGTGGCATGGGATTACTGGAAACCTTTGGCATCCGTAGTAAAGACAAAGTGCAAATCGATGCACAACTAGCCCCTGCCATTATGTCCGATCGTTTTGGCGCAGGCCAATACAGTTACGGCGGCATGTATAACAATGGTTACGGCGCAGGCTTTATGGATCGCGCTACTGCGCTCCAGGTTAGTACCGTATCAAGATGCCGTAATTTAATTTGTGGCGTTATTAGTTATTTGCCTTTGGAGTTGTACAAAAAATCTACAGGCCAGCAATTACAAAGCCCAATATGGCTAGAACAGCCTGATATTCGCCAACCGCGTGCAGTAACACTTGCTTACACCATCGATAGTTTAATTTTTTATGGCGTTGCATATTGGCGCGTAACCTCATTGTATGCAGACGATGGCCGCCCTTCAGGTTTTGAGTGGGTAGCAAATACTCGCGTAACAGTTACAACAGATGCTATGGGTTATGAGGTTGCGTATTACGCAGTTGATGGCAAGCAAGTACCAATGTCCGGTATTGGCAGTTTAGTTACATTTCAATCTTTGTTACCTGGTGTATTGGAAACTGGTGCGCGTACAATTCAAGCGGCGCTAGATGTACAAAAGGCTGCGGCAGTTGCAGCGGCCACACCGATGCCTACCGGGATCATCCGTAATCAAGGAGCAGATTTACCTGAAGCGCAGGTGCAAGGTTTATTGGCAGCCTTCAAATCGGCACGCCAAAACCGCAGTACTGCTTATTTGACTAGCACTTTGGATTACCAAACAGTAGGTTTTTCACCTAAGGAAATGACCTACAACGAAAGCAGCCAATACCTTTCCACGGAAATTAGCAGATTAATGAACATCCCGGCCTTCATGGTTAGCGCCGATATGAATAACAGTATGACTTATCAAAATGTTTTAGATAGCCGTAAAGAATATGTTGCTTATTCGCTGCAGCCGTTTATTTGTGCAGTTGAGGAACGCCTTAGCATGGATGATATAACCGCACATGGTAATGTCGTTAAGTTCAACATCGATGAGACATTTCTACGCGCAGATACTATGGCGCGTTTGGATGCTATCGAAAAAATGCTAACGCTTGATTTAATTGATGTTGAAACTGCACGCGAAATGGAAAACATGAGTCCGTATGGAATAGGAGATAAAGATGCTTTTAACATTTAGCGCATCTATTACTGCAAGCGATGGCGAAAGCCGCATGATTGCTGGCAAAATTGCACCGTATGGTGAAGTTGGCTATACCAGCGCAGGTAAAGTTGTCTTTCAAGAAGGCAGCATAAACATCCCTAATGTTGATAAAGTTAAATTGCTAATGTCGCACGACAACTCAAAAGTTGTAGGGCGCATGCGTAGTGTTGAGTCAAAAAAAGACGGCATGTATGCAAGTTTTTCAGTGAGTCGCAGCACCGCCGGTTCAGATGCAATTTTGCTAGCCCAGGAGCAGTTGATGGATGGCCTATCCGTTGGTGTAGAAGTATCTGCATCAGAGCCAAAAGACGATTATCTCCTGGTGACGGCTGCTACTTTGCGCGAGGTGTCGCTGGTTGAGTCCGCGGCATTTTCGTCAGCAGCCGTGCAAAGAATTGCTGCAAGCGAAAGCGAAACAGCAAAGATCGAAACCCAACCAACAGAAACAGAAAGCGAGGCCGCTGTGTCTACAGCCCCCGAAACTCCAAACGAGGATCAGACCGAGGAAGTGGCTGCACCAACAGTAGAAGCAGCCCGCAAAATCATCCGACCTTCAGTACTAAACAGCCAGACCGTACGCACACCTATTACATCAATGGGTGCATATACAGAGCATAAAATTAAAGCAGCACTTGGCAACGAGGACTCCAAACTTTATGTAACTGCAGCCGATGATAGTTTTGCTACCAACCCGGCATTTAATCCAACCCAGTACCTTTCAGAATTTCCAACTAACACACGCTTTGGCACACCTGCCATTGATGCTTGTTCACAAGGAGTTTTGCCAGCCTCTGGCATGACTATAAATGTGCCTTCATTGGTTACATCGGCCGGCGGCGGTACAGGAGTAGCCCCTAGCGTTACTGTTGAAGCCGAAGCAGGAGCAGTAGCAAATGTCGGTATGGAAACCGCGTATCTTACAGGCACAGTGTCTAAGTATTCCGGAATGAATACGCTGAGCGTTGAATTGCTGGAAAGGTCTGATCCAAATTTTTATGCGGAATTGACCCAGCAACTCCAGAACGCCTATTTAACACGACTTGATACAACTGTACTTGCTGCACTAGTCGCTGCAGGCCAGTACTCATCAGGTTGCGATGCATCATCTGATGGTGTTATTGAATTTGCTAGTGATGCTGCTCGTAAGGTTTACGAAGCAACAGGATTTTTTGCAAATAACTACATCGCCAACGGATCACAATGGCAACTTCTCATGGGGTCTACAGATAGTACAGGCCGCCCAATTTACTCAGCATCACAGCCAATGAACGCAGGCGGCGCAGTACAGCCTGGTTCAATCCGCGGTAATGTGCTTGGTTTGGATTTGTATGTGGACAAGAACTTTGCAGCCACTACAACTATTGATGACTCAGCGGTAATCCTTGCACCTGAAGCATTTACCGTATATCGCAGCGCGACAAATTACATGTCTGTAAATGTCGTTTCAAACCTACAGGTACAGGTTGCAATTTATGGCTACATGGCCACTATTGCAAAAATGCCTAACGGTATCGTCAAGTTTAACTTGAACTAATCCCCTAAGAAGTCGGTGGGTCATTAGCCCTTTGGCCCACCGACCTTAACAAGTAAAGGAGTACAAAATGGCAGCCACCTATGTAACCGTTGCAGAACTGCGCGCTAATTTAGGTATTGGCACTTTGTACACCGATGCAACGCTTGATGAGGTTTGCCAGGCGGCGCAGGATCAAATCAACTCCTTCCTTTGGTTTGACTCAGCGCCAGTTGTGGGAACGGCACTAGTATCAAATGTTGCAACTGTTATGTTGGCCAACCCCGGTATATTTACAGTTGGGGAAACAGTAACGATTGCTGGGGCTGGTTCAACATTTAACGGTGCTTACACAATCACAGGCACAATTCCATTTAGCACAGGCACAGCAAACATCTTGCCAGCGTTTAATTTGCAATTAAGTTATTGGCAAAATCCACAGGGTTACAGTTTTATCCAATATGCAAAAACCGCTGCTAATCAAAATTTTAGGCGCGTACTGCCTTATGGCACTGCCGAAGGTGCAGACACAAAAACCGCTACTTATGTAAACACAGCCAGTGTGCGCGAGGCCGCCATGATTTTGGCAGTTGATATTTTTCAAGCCCGGCAGGTTAGCCAAACTGGTGGCGTAAGTGTAGATAACTTTAATCCTAGCCCTTACCGCATGGGCAACACCATGATCGGCAAAATTCGAGGCTTATTAGCGCCTTACATGTCTCCAGCATCGATGATTGGATAAACATGGCCGTAGCAATTACAGCACTGCGATCAACCATCGCCGCCGCGTTAGCAAATAACGGCGTATGGCAAACCTTTGCATATCCACCTACAACAGTTTTGGCCAATTCAGTTATCGTATCGCCTGCCGATCCTTACATAGTGCCTGCAAATGGTCGCTATAACCAAGCAGCAATACAACCTATGGCCAATTTCCGCATAACCATGACCGTGCCAGCCTTTGATAATCAGGGCAACTTGGCTGGCATTGAGGATACGATGATTGCAGTTTTTAATAAACTTGCAAACAGTGCGATCCAATTTAGCGTTACCACAATATCTGCGCCTACAGTACTAAACGCAGATAGTGGCAGCCTGCTTATGGCAGACCTTCAAATAACCGTACTAACAACATGGAGTTAAAAATGGCAGATCAACAGATAACCCCGGCAGATATTGAGGTTTTAAAAAAACTTGGTCTGCCAATCCCAAATGAAACACCGACCAAAAAGAAGGATGAGGAATAATCCGTGGCAATTTATTTAGATAATCAAGTTGGCCTGAAAATTGCCACAGTTGATTTAAGCGAGTATGTAACATCAATTACGCTAACTCAAACCTTTGACGAAGTGGAAACCACCAGCATGGGGGCGGCATCTCATCAATTTTCAAAAGGTTTGGAAGCCAGCACACTGCAGGTGGACTTCCTAAACGATTGGGCTGCATCAAAAGTACAGGCAACTTTGCAAGCGGCTTACGGCACATCCGTAACTGCTTTAATCGTGCCAGTGCGTGCGGCATCAGCCACAGTAATTAGTGCAACAAATCCGCTATACACAGTATCTATTTTGGTCAATAACTTGACTCCTGTAGGTACAGGTGGGCCAGAGGATTTTGCACGGTCATCTATGACTTTTACCTGCACATCTGCGGTTGCATACGCGACAACAGGTTCATTTAACTAAGGGGCAAACAATGGCACGGCTAAAAATCGTAAGGGCTACCGGGGAAACTATTGTAAGTATTACCCCGGTGGTTGAAGTCGCGTTTGAAAAATACTGTGGTCAAGGCCTGTATAAGCAGTTGCGCGAGCATGAGAAAAATAGCGATTTATATTTCTTGGCTCACAATGCGCTAATGCGTACAGAAGTTATACCGCCGTTTGGGGATGATTTTTTAAACTCGCTTATCTCAGTTGAGGTAATCGAGGATGAAAACCCAAAAGGATAGATCGGGGCTCGTTTACTTACTTGGTGGCATCACTAGCCGTTGAGTTAAAGATTAGCCCCGATCAAGTCCTGGCTATGGATGAAGTTATGTTTAAAGCAGTACTGCAAGTACTAGGAGATCGAGCAAGGGAGCGTGCAAGTGCCAGTAAACATCACAGGCGTACAAAGCACGCTTAAAGCCATGCGTAAATTCGACCCTGATTTAGCCAAGCAGATGAACACACAGATACGCGGCGCTATGATGCCGATACGCGACAAAGCCCGAGCATTTGCGCCAGGCAACAGCGAGATGCTTAGCGGCTGGACTACAGCCAATACATCAACCGCGGCAAGAGGCCATAGGTTTTTCCCTAAATACGATCAAAGCGAAACCCAGGCTGGCATTGTGTACAGGCAGGGCGCTAACAATAAAGGCGAAATTTTAGGCGCAAAATTTACACGCCGTTGGCAGGTTGCTTACTTTATTGCTAACAATTCCCCTGGTGGTGCAATCTTTGAAACATCGGGGCGCGTACATCCAAACGGCAGGCCAGCATCTCGCATAGTTGCAAGCCGTCATAAATTGGAGTCAGAGCGTAAATACCGAGTAGCAAGCGGCACAACCAAAGATATGAACAGCCTAAACCCAAATGCAGGCCGTCAATTTTTAGCACCGCTTGGGCCGCTATACGGTAGCCGTGGCACGATCGACCCTAGATTTGGTAACACAGATCAGCGCGGCCGACTTATCTACCGTGCATGGGCTGAGGATCAAGGGCGCGCAGCACACGCTGTAAACCTGGCTATTAACATCGCAGTGGCTCAATTCAATGCCAAACACACAGCAAACGCGTATGGGATGGCCGCATAATGGCAAATCTAGTAGTTAGTGCAGTAGCCAAATGGAACGGCACAGCCCTTAAAAAAGGTGAGCGCCAACTTACCCAATTCCAAAAGACTACCAATATGTTGGCCAAGTCTTTTGCAGCGGCGTTTGCCGTGCGCAAAATTACTCAGTTTGGTAAGGCCGCCGTACAGGCATTTGCAGCCGATGAGAAGGCAGCCAAATCCTTATCCATAGCCTTACAAAATACAGGTAATGGTTTTGCTGGTATTGCTACTGAAGGCTTTATTGCCAGGATGCAAGACACCTACAATGTGCTGGATGATGAATTACGCCCGGCATTTCAAACTTTACTTAATGCCACTGGATCAGTTACAACAGCGCAAAAAGGCCTGCAACTTGCTTTAGATGTATCGCGCGGCACAACAAAAGATTTGGCCAGCGTTAGCGGCGCATTAGCAAAGGGTTATTCAGGGCAAACTACAGCGTTGAGCCGACTTGGCGCAGGTTTAGATAAAACCATATTAAAAACTGGTGATATGGAGCAGATCACAGCGGCGCTTAGCGCAAGATTTAAAGGGCAAGGCCTAGCGGCAACAAAGACTTACGCAGGCCAAATGGATGCCCTTGCTGTTTCATCTGCCAATGTAAAAGAAATTATTGGCAAAGGTATATTGGATAGCATCTCGGCGCTTGGCGATGCTGATGGCATTACTAAAGCAACAGAGGAAATGGAAAAGTTTGCCCAAAGTTCATCCGATGCCTTGCTTGGCGTATCCTCATTATTTGGCAAGTTTAAAAACGAAACAAAAACTGGTGGTTTACTAGCCAAAGGTTTTAGCGCGTTTATGAATAGTGGCTACCTAGCCAGCGTTGGCAGAAAAGAGCGCATAAAAAATGCGCCATATAGCCCTACATCGATGTACTTTACAACCGAGCAGGCAGAGCGTGCCAAACTTGTTGCAACAATTAAAAAACAAAATACAACAGAAAAAGAAAAACAAAAATTAAGTGCGGCTGAATTAGCCGACAAAAAGAAGCAAGCCGAATTAGATGCGCTTAAAAAGAAGTTTGATGTAGACCGTATAAACCTGGAAACAGCCCTAGCCAACTCAAAAGATGAAGCAGAAAAAGCACGCATCCGTAGCCTGCTTACAATTATGGATGAGGATGCCAACAGCGCAGCCAAGCGCATGGCTGAGTTGGATAAAGCCAATGCAGTTAAGATGCAGGCAGAATACTTTGCAGCCATATCCTTAAATAACTTGGCTGATGCCGCACGCTTAGCCGCTATGGGAGTAAAGACTATTACGCTTGGTGGCGCTCCTATTCAGAATTTTCAAGCCAGTGCAATCGACCCAAATACAGGCATGGCTAACCCGGTATTAGCGCAGGCGGTAGCAATCGAGGCAGACCTAGCAGCCGCGTTTGCCGATGAAGCCGCAACAATCGCTGAGACAATAGCCCAAAGCAGCGAGCGAACATTGGCCGAATACTTAAACACAATTAGCGGATTGCGTACCGCAGTGCCAGGTTCATCAATCGGTGGAGTAAATAACATAACAATTAACACACCGCTTGGTAGCGAGGATGCGCTAACGGAAACTATGCAGCGCGTAATTCAAAAGTTAAACCGCATGGGTGATAACTTATCCTATGCAGGGGCGCTTTAATGGCAGTACCTACGCTTAACGCTTTTATTAACTTTGGTACTGGCCCTGCTTTTGCGCAGGCCATGATTATTGGCCAGGGCATCATTGGCACAAACATTTTGGCAGATAACGCTGCGCTAATTGTCGATGTATCTAGCCAGGTTGATGGGGTTACTACGCGCCGCGGCCGTAATGCTGAGGCCGACCAATTCCAAACTGGTACTTGCACCATGCGGATTGTGGATCAAAACGGAGACTTTAACCCACAAAATTTAACAGGGCCTTACGCAGGGCTGCTTAATCCTATGCGTAAACTACAAATTACTGCCACATACAACGGTGTTACCTATCCTATTTTCAGCGGTTTTATTACTGGCTATCAAACCATTACACCGCAGGAGTCAAACGATAATGTTACCTACACAACCATTACAGCGGTAGATGCTTTTAGATTGGCGCAAAATGCACAAATAACTACCGTGCCAGATACATCCGCTGGCCAATTAAGCGGTGCGCGGATTAATGATATTTTGGATGCTATATCTTGGCCTGCAAGTATGCGCGATATTGATGCCGGGCAGACAACTATGCAGGCTGATCCAGGCACAGCGCGCACGGCACTACAGGCATGCCAAACGATTTCGACCAGCGAGTACGGCGCTTTTTATGTAGATGCCACAGGCTCATTTGTATTTCAGGATCGTGCGCTTACTTCATCGAGCGTGGCCGCCACGCCTACAGTTTTCACCGATGATGGCTCACCTGGCCTGCTTTACTTTGATGCAGCCTGGGTGCTAAACGATGTGCTTATTTACAACCAGGCCAACATCACACGCAGCGGCGGCAGTACTCAGGTGGCTACAAATCAGGCATCGATTGATAAATATTTTTTGCATAGTTACACCCAATCAGACCTGCTAATGCAGACCGATGCCGTGGCTTTGGATTATGCCCGGGCTTATGTGGCAAGCCGCGCTGAAACTAGCGTGCGGTGCGATGCCATTGTGCTAGACCTTTATACGCCTGATTACGATGCAGGCATAGTTGCAGCCCTAGATTTAGATTTTTTTGACCCAATCACAGTACAGACTACTCAGCCAGGCTCAACTAGCCTAGTCAAAACCCTGCAAATCTTTGGTGTGGCTATGAGCATCAACCCGAATAGGTGGCGCGTACAATTTACTACGCTAGAACCTATTTTAGACTCGTTTATATTGAACAGCACACAATATGGCGTTTTAGGTACTAACACGCTTTCTTACTAAGGAGATAGAAATGGCAATATCAGGCTTTCCAACCGTAACCGGGGATGTGCTGACCTCATCCACGATGAATTCGCTAGTGCAGTTCGATGTAGTAACGCAGACAGGTGACTACACAGCGACTACTAACGATAACTACCAAGAGATATTTTTAATGAATAAGGCAACCGCTATTGCTTTTAAACTGCCTACTAACGCTACAACTGCTTTTCCTATTGGCACAGTGCTAACAGTGCTTAATATCGGGGTTGGAGTTTGCACAATTTCAGCCGTAACACCTGGCACTACTACAGTGCTAAGCGCCGGGGCTACTGCAGCATCTCCAACATTGGCGCAATACAAATCAGCGGCATGTATTAAAACTGGCACTGATACTTGGTATGTCGTAGGGGCTGTTGCTTAATGATCCCTAATTTAATTGTGGGAACTGTGAGCGATTTACCACCGCAAACACCTAAAGCAACTGGGGGAACTACCTACCTCAGTGGTATTTATTGGTATCACAAATTTACTGCATCAGGCACTTTTACACCTTTGGAAAATTTAACTTGCGACATGATCGTGGCTGCAGGTGGCGGTGGTGGCGGCGGTTTTGTAGGCGGTGGTGGCGGTGCAGGTGGGTTTCTCGCTTTTACATCTCAAAGTTTAACAACTACTGGTTACACCGTAACTGTTGGCGGTGGTGGTACTGGAGCAGGTACAGCGTTTTCAACGCGCGGTGGTAATGGCTCGGACTCAAAATTTGGTGCTTTAACTACTTGCGTTGGCGGTGGTGGTGGCGGCGGCTATGTAGATAGCGGATCGACAACTCCAGCCAACGGCGCTTCTGGCGGTTCAGGTGGTGGAGCAACATCATCAACCTTTGGATTAACTTTTAATGGTGGTTCTCCAACTTCTGGCCAAGGCGCTCGCGGTGGAAATAAAACTGGCACAGGCACAGGCGGCAACGGTATGGGCGGCGGCGGTGCAGGTGCAGCAGGTGGAGACTCAACAACTGGGCCAACTGCAGGTGGTATTGGCACAAATACTTATTCTGCTTGGGCATCAGCAACATCATCAGGTGATAGTGGTTACTACGCAGGTGGTGGCGGCGGCGGTGTTTACAATGGAACAAGACAAGCAGGCGGTTTAGGCGGCGGTGGTCAAGGTGGACAATCCGATCCAAACCAAAGCGCGGTTGCTGGAACAGCCAACACAGGTGGCGGCGGCGGTGGTGCTGGAACTGGGGCTGCCGGTGGGTCAGGCATTGTAATTGTGAGGTACTTAGCATGAGTCATTTTGCAGAAATAGATAACAATAAAAAAGTAATTCGCGTTTTAGTTGCAGATAACAATGATCCCAATGGGGATGAAGGTTATCAATGGTTAGTAGATAATTTTGGTGGTACTTGGATCAAAACCAGTTACAACGCCACTATTCGTTACAACTTTGCAGGCGTTGGTTACACCTATGATGCAGATGCAGATGCTTTTATACCACCGCGCCCTGAGTGTGGCCACACAGAATTATTTTTAAACCATTTATTTAAATGGAATTGCCAAAGGTGTGATTTAAACGCTAGGGAGTTATACAGTGCTAACTAGTTACAACGGTTGGCCTGCTAGTAAAGATCAGGCCGAAATAGGCGTAAAGCCATTTCCAATTAAAGGCACGGCTATCAAGATCAGGTGCGCTAAGGATGCCGGGCCACTACTGGCTGCATTTGCTGCAGAATTCCACGCGCTTATTGAACCGATCGATGAAGGTAAATTAGATGATTGGGCTTATGCTTTTCGCATGGTACGCGGTACAACAGACAAACTATCGTGCCACAGTAGCGGTACAGCCATTGACTTAAATGCCACACAGCACGCGCTAGGCAAGATCGGTACATTTCCAGCGGAAAAAGTGCCAATGATCCGCGCCCTGGCTAAAAAATATGGTCTTACATGGGGCGGCGATTACCGCAACCGTAAGGATGAGATGCACTTTGAGGTATCCATTAATCAAGAGCAAGCAAGAAAACTAACCAAAAAATTAGGGCTAGACGGAGACAAAAATGCAGGAGCAAATTAAAGCAATAGCACTAAGTTATGGCCGCGCAGCGGTAGCAGCCGTGGCTGCGCTTTACATGGCAGGTGTAACTGATCCACGCAC